TGAAATTCAAGCAAATATTCTTTTACACCTTGTACAGGCTCCCATGTTACAAATATTTTTGAAACGGCTCTATTGTTTAAAGCAACAATTTGCTCTGTAGCGGATAAATTATTTGGGGCCGCTGCTTCTGCTATTAAAGTTGTTATTGTTCTTGGATTGAATGGAACTGTTGTATCTTCTACCTGTGCATATTTATTTGTGTCATGTATTACAGCAGTAATTGTATATTCAGAATCATTTTGCTCTTCTATCGAAACAACTTTAAAAATTTGAAACTCAGTAGTTGTATTTTCTATTGCCCAAACACTGTTTGATTGTGGAGTTGATGAAAATGCTGAAGAAACTGTAATCGTTGTACCAGATATTGAACTAATTGATCTGCTTTCAGTAGAGCCGTCTGATAAAACAACAGATAATGTTGCTGAATTAGAAGTTGTTAAATCAGTATTATTTGCATCATCTACAACTATTTGTGTAGTTGAAACTCCTGTTTTAATCCTTCCACCTCTTCGTACCCCTGCCCTAACAGAATCTGCAATTGCAATAATTGTTGAAGGTCTTACAATCACCCCAGCTTCTAGTGTTGTTGTAAAAGTGACCAACTCACTTTCCAATAAATTTGAGTATAAAAACCATCTACCAAGACGATTCGCCTGACCAATTGAAGTACAGGCAAAAGCTTTGAGTGTTTTTCTAGTCCTACCAAATTTTGTTATTGCATCTAATCCGCCAGAGCTTGAATTAAGTGCATCTATTTGTTCAGCAGTAACTAATTCAAACTCCATTGACTGCGTTTGATTATCAAAATATTGAACTTCTACTTCTGTGTATTTAAGTCTCGCTGCTTGGTTTTGATATGTAAATCCTTCTTCTGTTACGTTTGAATTATTAAAAACATATTGAGCATCAGAGGTATTTGTAGATGTATTTGTGGGTCGATCTTGTGATATCTGCAAAGTACCATTGCTATAAAATGGCATAGCGTTCATAACAGCACAGAGATCATTTATAAGGGTATATGCGTCATTTTTTTGATTCAAAATTATATTTGTTGAAAAGCGTGGCTCAGTTGTGCCTGTTATCGGATCAGTTATCAAAGCACTGGCATAAGCACTGGCAGAATAAAAACTAAAAACATCTAGATTTTCTTCTTGCACAATACCTTTTTCTGCAACAGAACCATCGCTGTTTAATTTATCTCCAAAACCTTTATCAGTTGTCAAGATGTCATAAAGAACCCATGCTGGATCAGAACACCACTCTTTATTTGTTTTAAATGTACCGTTGAATGTATAACCACTCGGATATATTACCCTTCCATTCGTGCTATCTATTGTGGTGTCATGAGGAACCTTTATCTTTGTTCCCTTGACCCTATACATACGTCTAGGGTAGCTTTGAAATTCTTGTGCATTGAATCTTACAGCAACATAAGCAAAACCTTGATAAGCACTTGTGTCTGTATTTATTTCTGTGTAAGAAAGCCAATTTGTGGAATTTTGTAATTTAGAATCTGTGCCATCATCTGTATTTCTGAATACACTCAATGTCAAAGGAAAATTCATTGTCCTTTCAAAAATAAGTTCAAAATCTTTTACATAAGGACTTGAAGCTTTTCCATTTGTTACATCTAAAATGACAGGATTATTTATTGTCCCATTATTTTCAATAATTCTTATAGAAATTTTTACCTCTGCCCCAACAATATCTCCATTACTTTTAAATTCTTGAAGTGATGGTATTTGAATCGATACCCTTATTTTATCAACATCAGTATTAGATATAGTTCTTGATAAACCTTGACTTGTTTTTATTGTGCAATCGCCCTGAAAAGATGTATCTTCAAAGGTTGTATTAATTACAAATGATGTTGAAGTAGGAATAGAAAGAATATTTTGTGTTTGTGGTTTTTCACTTTGAATAGTTCCAGAGGCTGTTGTGTTTGCCCAATGTACAACTTCACCAACAGAATAATTATGCGCACTGCCTGTCAAACCAACAAGCATTTGGTTTGCACCTAAATTAACAGTTACACCACCTATAGTTGTTGTTTGTCCACCACCGCCAGCTAATGTATATGTACCTGTTCTTTCTGTTGCAAATGGTGAGTTAGTAAGAGCAACTCCCACAGGTATTGTATTTTCTATTGCATTGATTTCCTGTAATGCAGTCTGATCGCTTGTACCATTTTTTACAAATATTTCTACATCCGTAAAATTTTCATTTCCTAATGAATTTTGTAAAGGTGTATTGTCAAAAAAAACATTTTTTCTAAAAGTACTTGAACCAGCACCACCCTCATCAAATATCCCTTCAATTTCTCCGTAACCCAGCAGATCCAACACTGTTGCAAACTGCTTTGATCTCAAACCACCATCAATTAAATCAGGATCAACAACTCTCCCATCAGGTGTTCTACCAAATAATTGATCTCCACCTTGAACCTGTCTGACCATTAACTTAAGGACTGTCTTATTTGGGCGGTGTCAATACCTGAACTTATTATAATTGATCCAGTAAAAACAAGCCCATAAATTATAGGCACAGGAACACCACTAGAACTTACGTTTTGTATTCCAGAAAAAGAATAAGATCCTCTGATTGCTGGGTCAATATCACTGACAGATGATACATTTTGAGGTGAATTTTGACCAGATATTAAATCAGTAACACCGCCTATAATCATTGAAGTTCCAATTGCTGTTAATCCTCCACCTAGAACAGTTCCAAGAAGGAATCCACTAACACCAGCCGTAAACGCTGCGGAAAGAGCAGCACCAGCCGCTACAGCACCTCCACCAAGTACAATCGGAATTAAAAAAGCTGATCCTGTGGCAACAGGTATTATTTGTATATCACCTTCACCAGACATTGATAAAAATTCTTCTGTTACTACCTTTCCACCCATTTTGATTTTATATATTTGATCATTCATGTGTTTTTGCAAACCTTCAAAATTTGCCATTAAAAAACTCATAGCTTGTTGTGGTGATCTTACGGCAGCTTCAAAATATGATTTTCCTAAAAATTGTCTTAATTTCCCATAAACTTTTATTTTTTTAAGCTGCATATCTATAAACTCCTCTCAGTGCTTGTTGGTATCTTAAATCAAAAAGCTCTCTACAACTTAATGATTTTATATTATGATTTAAAATCATGTTATCACCAATGTAAACAGCAACATGATCTAAATTTCCTGTAACTGTTTGAAAAAGTAAAACATCACCAACTTCTAAATTATTATTTGTTTTTTGTTTTATAAAGTTTGATTCTGTAAGAACTTTATCAAAATAGGGATTATTACTAAAATCTTTAATTTTTTTTGGCCTTGGCCAGTACTTAATATTTATGTTTTTGTTTTCTTTAAACCAATCTGTAACAATAGACCAGCAATCATATTTACCCCATATAAATTTTCTAGCAATCAATGAGGGTGCTTTCCAACCACAAGGTTTTATAAATTCCCAATGTTGATGTTCAATACTGTAAATATAGTATGGAAATCCAAGATGCTCACAGGCTGCTTTGTCATTATCAGATGGTAAAGCTGATCCCAAAGGGTGACTATGAACAACACCTAAAATCTCTCCTGTATCTTCACATTCAGCCCAGTCATCTGGATCTAAAACAAAAAACTCAAATTTTCCTTCTGCTAAATTTTTACATGGCCAAAAAGTTTCTTTACCTTCTATTATTGCCAACAAACCGCAAGCTTCCTCGGGTGCTTGTTTTTTTGCATATTTTTCGAAAGATTTTTTCCAAGACATTTTAAGCATTTACAAAAGTACCAACACCAGCAAAATCGGCTCTTGTGACAAGTTTTTTTGGTGCGCCAACACCAAATAAATCAAAAGACCCTACCATTTCAAACTGAACAATATTTCTATTTTCAATAGTTTTTCTTTCAATAAAATACACCTCTCTAGGGAGTTCCGCTGTTGGGTCTACTGATCCAACTTTATATGGATTAACATTAGATGGAAAGTTTGCCTCGTCTAAAAATCTAGCAAGAGTACGCCTCCTAGTAACTTTTGCCCCTGCAAGATCAGAAAAAGCTGTTGTTTGATTTGTAAGTTGAAGTATGGCAGTAATACTTCCTAATAAATTAGAAAAGGTCAGTGTCGGTCTTGGTAATTTACCTTTACCTGTATATTTGAATCCATCTGCCTTTACAGGTATTCTTGTATATGTATTTGATTGCCATACAATATCAAGGCTATCTTTCATATTATTACCAGCATGAAATAAATAAACAGTTGGTATTGTTGGAGTTTCGTGTGAATTGAATGAAACATTACCACTTGTTGATTGAGAAACAGTAGCTGTTACTGTAAATTGATTTGAAGATTCGGTTTGAATTGTATATATATCGTCACTAGCATTTCCAGAGGTAAAATCAAGAACAACTTTTGTACCAACAGGCATGCCATGACCAGTTGCATCTATGGTGATTGTAGTACCACTCTGCGAATACGTACCAGTTTGTGCAGTTGCTTTAAAATGAACATTAGGCTTTAATTCGACAGAATACAGCTCAATAATTGATTTATTCGTAAGTTGTTGTAGCTCAGTTGTAGGTGTTGACATTTATGGTTCAAAAACCTCCCTAAAAGTAGTGCTTATTATTGCTCTGTTGTTGTAAGGTATTGTTTTTGTCCATGTATCACAGACATATTGACCAGCGCCAGAAAGAGTAATTGAAACATTACCGCTGTTTGTAGCAGAACTAGCAGCCGTCACTGTAAAAGTATTTGCATCAGCAGCTGAGGCAACAACAAAATCACCATCAGTTGCAGAGCCACTTGTATAATCAATCGTCAAAACATCACCAATAGCAACTCCATGTGAGGTGATACTGATAGTCACAGTTGTACCGCTTTGCGAATATGTACCTGTTTTTGTAAACCCTTCCGCTGGTGGTGTAAATGTAAAACTTGCCTGATCGTTTACTCTACTTCTTAAAAAAGCTTCTATGACATCTGCATCAGTCTCAGACACGTTAAAAGTAAGATCATATACTTTTGGATCTTGAGATAAAGGCAGCCCATATAAAGCCCTAAACTCATATCCGTCACCAAGCCTAGAAACCCTTACTTTTGGTTTACTTGTTTTTCTCATCCCATATGTAGGAGTTATTGATGGAAATGTAGCCATTATCTATTTAATAAACCTCCAGCCCTTTGTTCATCAATTATAGTTGCTTGAACAACACTAGCAATGATACCTCCAAGCTGATCTGCTTCAGATCCACTTCCTTGAACAGAAGTTCCAGAGGCATCAACATTTACAGTAATCATATTATTTGTTGTATTTCCTCCACCGATTGCATTGTTAGGAATAATAGTACCAGCGGTTTTTGGTACAAACAATTCTGGCCCACGTTCCCCTACTACTGAAATTTTATTAACAGGTGGTTGACCACCATTTGCAAAAAGTCCTCCTAATAAACCACCTAAAAATCCACCAATACCTTTTCTTTCTCCACCGCTTGCACCAGTACCGAAAGCTTCTCCAAAACCACCAATTAGCTTATCTATCTGAGCATCAATAATCTTATCTCTAATTCTATTTAATACATTAGTCATTGCCTGACCAAATGACTGTGCGCCAGTAATAGCATCCCTTAAATTATTTTTAATACTGCTTTCAATCTCTTCGCCCACAGCTGTCATCGCTTCTTTAAGTTTTTCTGCCGCTTCTTTATTTTTTTTAATTAATTCTTCTTGCTGCTCCAATTTTTTATTTGTTTTATCAATCTCATTGGTTTTCTTTATTTCTTCATGTAGTCTATCTCTTAATAATGTATATTGATTTTCTTCAATTTTAAGTTGTTTATTTAAAGAATTTATTGCTCTTTTATTATTATTTTCTTCTGCTGTAGCTAATCTTCTTAAAATATCAAATCTTCTTTTGTCTACTTTGAGCATTTGAGACCTGATCGCTATTTTATCTCCCTCTGCAATTGCTTCATTAAAATCTCGCTGTTCTTTTGCCGCTTCAACTAATTTTGTTACTACAGCACCAAGACCAACAACTAGCAAACCTATTCCAGTTGTAGCTAATGCTAATTTAAAAGCTGTAACAGCGGCTGTTGCTTTTGCGAATCCGCCCGCAGTAGCAAAAGCTATTGTTGTAGTTGATGCTAAAGAACCATTTGCCGCAGCCGAAGCCAAAGACATAGCCAAAAGATTAGCTTTTATAGCAGCAATTTGTGTAATAAGAAGAATACTTACAGTCGTCACTCCTTTTATTGCAAAGGCTATACCAGCAAAAATTGCCGCGGTTTCTGCTATTGGTGAATCTATAAATTTAATTACAGCTTCAGTTAGTGCTGTTGTTGCTTTTGTGACTTTTAAAATAGCAGGCAATAACCTAGTGCCGAGGGATAATTGTAATTCTAAAACTGCATTATTAAATTCTTTAAAAACTTCAGCGGGTGAAGCATCCATAATTGCACCAATTTTATTGGCGCCCTCTTCTGCTGATTTTGCTAAAGCTCGCAAAATAATATCAGACCTTAATAAACCTTTAGATGCAAAATCTTTTAGTTTTCCTGAAGCAATGCCAGTTTCGTCTGAAATAGCTTTTAATAGTTGCGGAACCTGTTCTGCAATACTTCTAAATTCATCGCCTTGTAAACGCCCAGAACCTAAACCCTGAGCAAGTTGCGTAAAGGCTGCGCTTGCTTCTGTTGCGTTTAATCCAGCTAATTTTGCAATGGTATTAAAACCTATGAAAGTAGTTTCAATATCTTTTAAAGAAATACCTAAAGGCCTTAATCTTGCAAATATGTCTGTAACTCCTCTTGTTGCTTCAACTATTGATAAATTAAACCTGTCTTGTGCTTTTGTTATTAATTCTTGAGCACCAGCAAATTCACCAAATTCAGAAGTTAATACTTTTAATCTTAACTGTAATGCTTGAAAGTTTGAAGCGGTGTTTACTGCCTGTCTTGCTATTATTGTTAACCCTGCGCCTGCAATCGCTGTTTTTAATGTGTTAAAACGTCCAGTAAGTTGATTAGTTCTATTCTGTACACCCTGTAATGCTCTAGTGGCCTGACTAGCATCAACTGTTAGTTTTACATTAGCCTGTGCCACAAATAAAAAAAGCCTTTATTCTATATTACCTTGAATTGTGTTTTTGTCGTTGAACAGCTTTTCTTTCTTCGTCAAATTTATTTTCATAATATCCAGCCCAATATATCAACTCTTCTTGAGTTATTGATTTTCTTAATTCTTGCAGTGTTTTGCCTAATTCTGTTGCGAGAAAAAACTCAAAATTGAACCAGTTATCTCGCTTTAATCGTTTTTTGCTGTATCTACATCAAGTTTTATATCAAACAAAAATAATTCTATTTCATTTAACACATTCTCTGGCAATTCTCTTTGTAAGTTTGGTGCATCTGCAAGGGCAAAAGCCTTTGTGCCATCTTCTAACTCTGCCATTTGACAAAGAAGTTGAGTTGACACTGTAAGAGCCTCATCAGTGCCAGCTACACTTTGCGCTCTTTGTCTATCAAATCTTGTAAGTGGCTTGAAATATAAATCAACTACCTTTTCACCTTTAGCATTTTTAAACTCATATTTCCTCCTAGTGGACATCTGATCCCCATAGGACTCAGTAATGAGATCAATAGTTCTTTTGTTTGGCATTTAGTTTAATTAGTAGACTAATAAACCCAATGTATCAGATATCTGAAGTAATTGCACCTGAAGTTTGGAAGGTGATATTAATTTCTTGAATTTCGCCAAGTGTTGCCCCATATTCTGCATTAGTAATTATTCCAGAAAAGCCAAATTTTTTAGAACTCGCTGAACTATCTGGGAACAATTCAAACAATGCGTCAGCTGCATCACCTGTTGTTAATACATCTTCAACAAATGCTAAATAATCACTGTTTCCAGCATTGTCATATATAAGAGTTGCAGAACCTTCGCCAGAAATAAGGCCACCAACAAAAGTTTTTGAGGTATCACCCTGAACTGTAGTTTCTTGCGTGTCTTTAGTTATAGATAAAGACCAATTTCTTAAACCTGATATATCAGCTTCAGTTCCAGCAGCATTGTGGAACATTATTTTACCGACATCGCCTTTTAAAGCAGCCATAACAAAAAAAAGAACTATTAATAAATATATTAACCCTTTTCAGTCTTTTTTACATCTTTTTTAGGATTTTGTTGACTCTCCATATATCTTTTACAATTTGGATCCCAATAGTTAGCATCCCTTACACCTTTGACGGCTTCAATTGCGTCAAGCATTTCTTCAGTAATTACAAGTTTTGGCATGATTAAAGTTCCTCAAAAATTTCAAAGGTCATACGCAATTGCGTTTGGAATTGCCCTTCTGGGTTAGCTGAACCAATGACTTCAGGCCCTATTGGGCTGTCAAAGATTACATTAGAAACTGTAATTCGATTATATAAATCCCGCAACCTTTTACCAATTGTGTAATTATCTCCTGAACCTATTCCCTGCGGTGTAAAGATATTAAAAACAACAATTCCATTTACTTGATTTGTTCCACTTGCATTTCCAAGCGTTAAATAATTACTTTCGCCGAATGTTGTAAGGCATTGAACAAAACTTGTAACAGTATTACTATCAAACGACATATTATGAAAAACAACAGGGATAGCGGGGCTACTGGCAAGCTCTGTGGCGACTCTTGCTTCGATTGCTGCTCTTACTGTATTTAAATCTATTGCGGCCATTATTTTCCTTTTATTTGGTTATAGAGGTCTTGAATTTCATTTGCAAGTTCTTTTGCTAATAAATCAAGATGTTTTGCTTTCAAACCCTGTTTGCTCCTGTATGTACCACCCCAAGACGGCGGCAAACTTGTTCCAAACATAACAGGTTCAGCATATGGAACATTATT